ATGAACAAATTAGCACGCTTATTATTAACAGCCAGCTCAATTGCACCTGTTTGCGCAACTCTATTTTTTATTGGATATGTAAAAGATACGGTTTGGCTGATGCAATATAGCTTATGCGTTGGCATAGCAAGTTGGTTATTAGCAATAGGCCTGATTCAATATGCTGAGAAACAACTTGAACCTCTGACAAAAAATATTAGTTCAGTTTCTCCCGCTAACAAAGAAGTAACTAATTATTTCTTAAGCTATTTATTCCCTCTCCTAGGAACAGATTCTATTGCTGAAAATAAAGCATATGCGTTATTCTTTTATTTGTCATTGTTATTTTACATCAGCTTTTCCGAGAACTATAACTTTAACCCAGTATTGTCACTTATCGGTTATAAATTTTACGAAGCTGAAGATGACACCGGCGTAGGTTTTGTATTGATTTCTAAATCAGTCATTACTGATATTAAAGATATCAAATTTACAGTTATTCAATTAACAGACTACACATTTCTACATGTTAAAGGATAATAACCATGGCACTTTTTGCAGTAATAGATAATACAATTGCAACGAGAATTGTTAGAGTCGAACTTGATGCAACAGCAAGTACTTCTGTTACGGCCATTTTCCAACAACAGCGTCAATATTTTGAAAGTCATCATAACAATATGATACCATTCTATGCCGGTTATACACCAAAACATAGTGAGTGTTTTGAAATACAAAACTTTACTGATTCTGCACGCCTGATTGACGCAGTCAATAGGCCTACCGCCGTGCCTATCTGGGATCCTAGCCAAATTGATATTGGTTATATTAAAGCATTATTTGTTGGTGTTGACGCGCCAGCAAACCCCAATATTATTGCACTACAAACTTTCAACAAAAAACAAATCTTAGATACCTCAAAATCATTCTTTGGAAAGCTTTGTGCAAGCAAAACTACCTTTAGTAAAGCTAATAGCATCGGTTTTAATGTTGATGATAAACTAGTTGCAATAATTATCAATGATACAATACGATTTAAGAGTTTCTTTAATCTAAGAAGTATTTTTGACATGTCGTCCTATTTTTCTGCTGCTACTGACCAAGAACTTAATGCATTTAGTCAACTTAGTGTATTTTCTACTCCCCAAGGTTTTGATCTAAAATCCGTTGCAGATACAGTGATAAGAAATAAAGTAACACTAATAAATCAGACTGGGATGCTAACACTCCCAAATATGTCAAAGTTTAAATCCGAAGCTGCTAAAGTTAAATTCCCCTTACAAACCATAATAGTTGGTGGTGTTGAGAAAATTGTCATGCCTTCATCAAAAAAAGAAATAAAAGCCCTTCTTGACTTTCTTGAGGAAGACATTTGGGTTTCTGGAATAAGTGGAAGACGCTTTAAATCGAATTCAAAGCGCCCAATATAACTAGAAGACAGTTAAGAATAGTTAACAGGCAAGAGTGCAAACAATGCCTTCAATGAAACCAAGCGATGTTTGCAACTCTTTCCTGATAGTCCCATCCGAACACTTTCTCTTCTTAGCAATGGCTCGCAATGAAATCCCTACCACAAAATGGGCTATAACTAACTCATACTCTTCTGGTTTGTACTTTCTTAATCTAGCTACGCACCCATCGATCATGAGCCCCTCATCATCATCACACTGGAGACGTGACTTTTTACCGCGTGGTAAAAGCCCCTTGAAGCCTGCTGCTATCGGCTGCCAGTCCACACCACTGTTATCTGCTGCAGCCCAGGCCCCCCAACGATCTAAAACGTCGTACATATCACGCATCAGCGCAGTACCTCCTGCACCAGTTTTTCGAACTTTCCAATTTTGGTTTCCAGCTCTGCCACACAATCCACCAGCTCATCCACTGCTTTTTGTGCACGGTGTTTCGCCTGCATCAGTTCCCTGAGCGCTGGCACCATATCCTTACGAATGGCATCTTTTGTTACGCCTGTCTTTTCCAGTTGTTCCGCCTGTCGTAACATTTCCTGTGCCTGTTTACGTAGTTGTTCAGGGGTAAAAGTCATTGTCTGGTTGTTCAAAAGAAACGCTCCATCTTACTGCTGTCAGTTCGTTTGTTACTGTATCTGCGCGGTCTGGACGGCTGCATTGATGTGGAAAGAACCTGCGCGCTTTCCTGGTCTACAGGCAGAAAATGTCCGTTATAAAAACGTCGGTAAATCGTCCCCAGAGAACCGTTACGTTGTTTCGTGATATTGATTTCTGCAATGCCTCTGGCCTGCGTATCCGGGTTGTACACTTCATCCCTGTAAAGCATCAGAATGATGTCTGCATCCGCCTCTATTTCTCCGGAATTTTTCAGGTCTGAGTTCATAGGTCGTTTATTGGGTCTGGACTCAACTCCACGGGAAAGTTGGCTCAGCGCAACCACCGGTAATCCGCCGGATTTTGCCAGGCCTTTAAGCCCTTTTGATATTTCCCCCACGGCAAGGTCATGACGTCCTATGGTACGGGTTTTTATCAGCCCGAGATAATCAACCACCACCAGCGCCGTTTCCGGGTGTTTAATCAGATGGTGTTTCGTTGTTGCGCATATTTCATCAATGGTCAGGTTCGCCTGGTCCACCATCCAGATATTGCGTCCGGTCATCAGCTCCACCCCCTTAATGAAACGCGCCCAGTCTTCGTCACCAAAGTGAGAGACAGATTTCAGGCGCGATACAGGCATTCCTCCGGCAGCAGACACCATGCGTTCACCGATCTGAATGTTCGCCATTTCCATTGTGAACAGAAGAACACCATGCCCCTGCTCAGTCACCTTGTCGATGATATCCAGCGCCAGTTCGGTTTTGCCCATTGACGGACGAGCCGCAATAAATACCAGATCGCCGGGCTCCATGCCGCCTGTTTTTGCGTCCAGTTCATCAATACCGGTCATCAACGTTCTGGATTTTTCCAGTCCCTGATTCCGGCATTCAACACGGTCAACCACCTCCGGAAGCACATCATCAATATGTACCGGCTGAATAATGCCCTTTTCCGTCGACAATGAAGCCATCATGTTCTGCGCATCCTTCAGGACATCTTCAGCTGCTTCACAGGTATGCGCATCACGTAATTTCTGCAGCGCCTCATTCAGTGTTTTTTCTGCATCACGCAATGCAGCATTGCGCCGCAACGCTGCAACATAGTGCTCCAGTGAAGACTTCACCCAGGTTTTACGCCCGGTATCAGTAATCACCGGGGCAAGTTCCGGCATTTCATTACACAGCAGCACAGGATCAATCACACCTGAAACACGAGCCTGTCGGCAGATGCCTGTGTAGATATCCCTATACGCTCGTACAGAAAAAACGTCCGCTGGCAGTGTGGCCAGAATATCCATCACTTCATGATCTGCCCCACGCAGAAAAAACGCGCCAATGACAGCGCCTTCCAGATCATCGTTACGCCATACTGGAGTGGTCATGCAGCCACACCTCCAATATGCGCACGATAGCTGGGCCAGTTAAACGACAACCAGTTGCGTCCCCCGTCTGTGATCCTGTCGGCAATGCGGGGGCTGATGAACGCCCACAACTCTTCCGGTGAAAGGTTGCTGATCAGGATGGTGGGCAGGATGCTTTCGTACCGGGCATTGATAATTTCCTGCAAAATAGCCATTTCAGCCGCGCTGCCAAACTGAACGCCGACTTCGTCGATGATCAGCAAATCCAATGACGCATAATGCTCAATAACTTCATCCGCTGTTTTTTCGCTGTCATTCCGCCAGCAGTTTTTCACAGCACGGGTAAGGCGCATCACATCAGTAATCTCCACACTGGCCAGATGGTTACGGATGATGTGTTTTGCCATAGCCACAGCCAGATGATTTTTTCCGGTACCACAACTGCCTGTCAGAACAAGACTGGTACCGTTAGCCAGAACATCCTCCCAGCTCTCTGCATAGCGGCGGCAGGCAGCAAGATTTCTGGCTGCATCAGAGTTAATCTCCTGATAGTTTTCAAACTCACAGTCGCGAAACCTACAGGCAACACCAGCATTCTCAATCAGCACATCAGCTTTCATTGCAACCAGAGTCCGATGTGTCACATCCATTTCATCCACCAGACACTCCGGACAGCGGGAAATTTTTGAGACAGCGCCCCCCTGCCGATCATCCCACACCAGTATATGCGTACGATATTTACCGTGTTTTTCGCAGCATCCAACCCCTTCAGATTCCCGGCAGGCGCGGTAAGGCCATGGCTTTTCGCCATTCTGAGCAAATGCAATCTCTGCCCGTAACTCATCCATTCGCGCCTGTAGTCTTGTTTGTTTCTCACGTTGGTTAATCGTCATCATCGCTGTCACCTCAGAATGTCAGTTTGTCACTGGATTTACCGAATTTGTCAGACATGGCTCCCAGGCCAGCCAGGACATCGACCTGTCGCTGTCGCCCACCTCCGGGAGCGGCTGGCTGTTGCCAAGATTCGTCAAAGTGCCGATCGGGGCCAAAGAACGTCGCAGCCTGCTTCACGAACTGTGTGCCGGTATTTCCTGTAGCACGTACCCAGGCTGCATACCGCCTTACGCCATTAAGCATGGTCTCCGGTTTTATTCCCTCCCTGATACGAGCTTTCCAGGCTTTGAAGGCTGCTGACTTGGAATTACCACCAGCACGTTTGGGATATTCCTGCCAGGCCTGTTCAAATTCCGGTGAATATTCCTGTCGGGCAGAACGCGCTGGTGCAGACGCGTCAGCGGATGCGCCAATAGTGTTTTTAGTCTCCGTTGTAATCTCTGTAGTAATCTCTGTATTTGTATCAACATTCGGCGTATCCCCTGTTCCGTTATGACGTTGGGGGGTGTTCCGTTTTAACGTAATAGCTGTATCGCTGATTGAGTTATTGCTGTTACTTTCTGGCGAAACAGAAGAAGGTGTGGTGATGGCAGCAATTGCCTGTGGGTTGATCCCGACAAACAAAATATTGCTGCATTTCACCCCGTCTAGCATTTCCACCGTACGTAAATCCAGAGTAATAAACCCAGCATCACGAAGACGCTTCAGCGCATCTGCGGTTTCCCTTTTCCCAAAGCCAAACTGTTCAGCAAACGCCTGATAGCTTCTTTGCAGCTTGTCACCCTGAAAACGCTTGCGATATCCCAGTAAAGCCCCGGTATGCTCATCCCTGACTTCTGTCGGGCGGTACCAGTAAACAATCTCTGAAAGCAGCGCAATGGCAGTCGCATCCGGACGACCACTTGGTAGCCGAATATGTTTCCACCAGTTCGCTGGTGTGACATTGCCAGAAATATTGAGTTGGCCAATAGCCATAACTTCAGGTGTAGGAGCGTAACGGCTCACACGGCACCTCCCAGACGCTTAAACATTTTTCCAGACAGAAATACCGCCAGCGGGTAACTGATGGTGTAGCTACGCCCCTGTAGTTCGCACACGACTTTCTGGCTTTCAGCGTTGACTAGGCAACCCCGCAGAACGTGACCGTTGCTGGTGGCGAACCACTGCCCCACACGGGGGCAACGGTTGTATCGGTGATACAGGGAATTAACGATGCGGCGAATCATGGGTGCGCCTCCTTGTCAGAACCATTAAGTCTGGAATCAACAAGTGCAGCGCCAAAAACAGCATCTCCTACACGGTCATACAGCTTGCTCGCCAGCGGAGATTCAACGGCCTTAAGCATGGGGTAAAGCTGGCTTTTCCAGATTTGATGGATTTCACGCAAATGCAGGTATACGCCTCTGGCGTTTCGTGCAACAGCTGACATATCAACCGCGTCAGCACCAGATAAATTCTTCTCCATCTGGTTAAAGGCGTTGATGTATGCCTCTTTGAACCTGGCTGCACGTTTGCCAGTGAAGCCCATGGCAAGAAACGCAAAACCGTCGCGGGTGATTTGGTAGCAGGGAAGTTTGCGGCCTGATGCGTCGGTGTATTCACTTAACACAAAATTGTGTTCAGTAAATTCAGCGGAACATTCGAGGTTTCGAATTCTGTCTAAAACCCGCTCATGCCGTTTAGTAAAGTAATTAGAAACTGCAAGAGATGTGGTGACAACACGACCATTGATAATCGTGATTTCAGGGTGAGATTGGGTTGGGAGAGTAGTCATGGTGACAGCCCCTATGTTGAATTCAATGAACTCACCACCAAGGCTTTCCACGACCATATAGGTGGTGAGACGTACAGGGGTGGAAATACCGGTCAACATAGAACCCGGCCCAACCGAAGTTGGCCCTGCACGCCCCACCATAATTTGGGCGTAACGATGCTCATGACACGAAAAAACCGCATGAGCGCGGTTGTGCTCTATATTGAATTTCGGGTTTCCACGCCCGGCCCCCGCTTTATAAGGTGCAGAGACAGTGTAACGTCCCAAAAGTGCAGAATCAATATGTTGGCGAATCATGGGCGCACCTCCCATTGATTACGACGGAAAACAGTGTGATTCAGGTTGGTTTCAGCCTCATGGAATGCTTCAATACAGCTCTCGTAGTACCGCATTGTGCGCAGACTTAACCCAAGCTGAAGCATCATCAGGCCATCAAGGGTGATGTAATAACCACGCAGGGAATCGCCATACACGTGGTAAGTACCCGGTATGAAATTACGGGAGAAGAATTCACGCGAGCAGTTCAGATACTCGATTTTGTCGACGATATTCTGGTGCATGCGCTTGAAGTGGCAGGCAACATGCAGGGAGAAAATAACAGCCTTACCGTTGACGATCTCAATTTTGAGGAATGGGGAAGTTGGGATCGTAGCCATGATGGCAGCCTCCGTATGCAATGGATAACTTCCACCACCGGAAACGCCAATTTCGCTGGTGGTGAACTGAGCAGGGTTGGCGTAACCGGCGCATACGGAAACCGGCGCACCTTTCGGTGCCCCCACCCAGCCCACCATAATTTGGGTATAGCTGAGTTGTAGCAACAAAAAAGACGCTAACGCGCCAATTGTCGCCGTATGCAATTCCAGGACGCCAATCCCGGCACCCGCTTTATAAGGTGCTGGAACAGTGTAACGTCCCAAAAGTGCAGAATCAATATGTTGGTTGCGGATCATTTTGTACCTACTCGCCGTCAATCCGCGTTTTCGCGCTGATTCCAGTCATGAACAGCACGTTCTTTCGAATCAGGGATCTGGTTTGCGTTACAGCAAGTACATGCGACGTAATAACCATCATCGCCATCCAGAAAATATTTCACCTCAATGAGTTGTACTTCCGGATTTCCGCAGAACGGGCAAGGTTTCAGATCGACATCACCAGTTACACACGTCTTGGTTTGCATTATTTGTTCTCCTGTAAAAGATTCGCGAGCTCAGTGTTATGGGTAAACAGCCCATCCCATGTTTTCTTCATCGGTAGTTCACCGTTCAGATAATGGCGATATAACCAGGCGGCACCTTTTTTCTTCAGGAGTGGTTTGAAAATCTCGCGCATTTCCCCGTTTTCCTGCTCAACCTGCCCAGAACGCTCAGTCAGGTATTGGTCACGTGCATACGCTTTTACACGCCAGCGCGGATACATAGCCTCCGGACGGTCGTCATACAGCCAGTTACGCTCTTCAAGGAACGCATTAATCTGACGAGTGTTTACACCGTTGAGTTGTTTGCAGAACTGCACAGGAGTGATGCCATCGGCGAGATGGCTTTCGAGTTTGCTGATGTAGCGAGCCTGACGCTCTGCATACCCGAGAGCAAGGCGTTCGGATTTTTTGGCTTCAATCCACGCTTCAGCAGCAGCGATCGGATCGTCAAAGTCTGGAATAGTGTTTGAAGAAGGCGTTGCTTTACGAAAATACGCCTGCTCCATTTTTTCGAAGAACGACCAGGCCTCGTCTGTATCGACGATTTTTGACATGCGGGCAGCGCCGCGTTCTGTCCAGAGGACAAGTGATGTTGTATGTTTATTAACCGACTCGCTAAAAGATAGTCGGAAAGATTTCAGCTCATCACCGCTGATTTTGAAAAAGTGTTTACCCTCAACGAAACGATCTTCGTTTCGAATGTAGTTCTGTTGTATACGGATTGGCGTTGTTCCATATCCCGCCGCCAACGTTTCGGTGGTAACTACACGTACTCCCTGCCACTCAATAACTGGCAAGTTTTCAGGGTTGACTAATTTTTGTTTATTGATCATCATGAAATCCCCTTACTAATCAGAATAAGTCGGGCTGACGGAGTGCGGCCCGGCTTTTCTTTTTTCGTTCAGTAACCGTTCATCGCGTGGACATTTCTGATGAATCACTCTGCCCATCTTCCGTGCGCGCTAGGCTTGGATTTGAAATTTTGCGTAACGAATCAGGAATTCCATCTTCAGGGTGAGGATAAAGATCTGGCCTTAAGCCATGTGGCGTGACCTTCCATGCAACTACTTCACATACGCGTAAAACAAAACGAGCAGGAATTGTGTTTTTTGAAAACCACTGATTCACCGCTTGCGGAGTTACACCAAGGTTTCGTGCAATGGCATTTTGCGCAATTAATGCGCGAAGTACGTCGTAATCATTTCCTTTCATAGCAAAACACCAATATTAACTTGATAACACAAGAATACATCAAGATTAAATTAACATGCAAGTTGCAAAAGGATCGAATACACTAAAATCAAGTAAAGATTTATCCTTGTAAAGAAACCCACAGGACCTGGTCATGAAGAACGTCAAAAACACGGAAAATCGAATAGCCGCGATGCTGAAAGCAAAAGGATGGACTCAGGCTCAACTGGCCCGCAAGTTAGGTGTGAGTGCGCAATCAGTGCAGTACTGGACAACAGGAAAGACATTTCCACGGAGTGATAAGCTTGCGCAGTTATCAGAGATTAGCGGTTATCCACAATCCTGGTTCTTAGGTGAAGACCCCTCACCGACCTTCTCCTCGCCAGAGAAACACCAGACAAGAACAGATAGCGTCGTGTTTAATGTCCTTGATGTTGAGTTCAGTTGCGGTGATGGAACTCATGTCCGTGGTGACTTGATAGATGTAGTGCGCTCAATAGAACTTGATCCTGAATATGCCCGACGTCTTGTTGGAAATCGGGCATTCAAAAATATAGAAATAGGTAACGCCAGAGGAGACAGTATGGCTCCCACAATCTCACCTGGCGACCTTCTTTTTCTCGATAAGACAGTAACTTATTTTGATGGAGATGGCATTTATGCATTTTGTTTTGATGGAGAATGCTACGTGAAAAGACTTCAAAAAATTGGAAGCAAAATCATGGTGTTATCTGATAACCCCAATTATCAACCATGGAGCATCGAAAAAGAGGGTTTAGCTCTGCTTTATATCCAGTCTAAAGTGATCTCATCTGTACCATTCAATATAAACAGATTTGGTTAGTCTTTGATTTTAACGGGCTTTGCCCGTTTTTTTCTGCCTAAAATACACGATATCAATTTTTTCTTGACAGCCTATTTCGCAAAGCATAATATCGCGCCATCAACTATAACTTGATTTGATTCAATTTAAAATTGTTGGTGGGTATATGAAGACACTAAACGCAACTCCAGAAACAACTAATTTTATCAACTGCGGCTGTGTTACGCTTGAAGGCTTAGAACTTGATTCCTTTGCATTAAATATTGCAAATTTGCTAAGTGCTGTACGCACATTCCATCTTCTTGATTGTGCTCGCTCAAAGGAACTAGGCATTGAGGTAATGGAATTTATCCATGAATATGCTCTATCTGCGGCTTCTCCTGCACGACAAAAACAATCCTTCCCTAAAAGCTGGCTGGTTAACCTTCACACCCAACGCGAAGCCTGCGGCTTAACAACCGCCGAACTCGCCAGGCTGCTCGATCTCGATGAAGAAATCATCATCCAGTGGGAGAGCGGAGAGTATGAACCAACTATCAGTATGCTTATCCCACTGGCAAATATTCTTGGCTGCGATCCGATGTGGTTATTGACTGGTAGCAATGCTACAAAGGAGTAACAGCAGTGAATAGTAATATCCATGACAATTTCGAAGGTATTTGTCTGGCATCGGATTCATTTGCAATAAACATTCATAGTCTGTTGTGCGCTGCGCAAGTTTTACAGATGTCAAATAATCAGAATGCAAAAACATTAGGTGATGAAATCCTGTCTTTTGCATGTGAATATTCGAAAGCTGCAGTCAAAAAAGAATTAGCGCAATAACAATAAATATTCACTGAATGTTTATTACGGTTTTATCGCCGGGGATTGTTGCAACCTTTATTCGCAGGAGATTATGTTATGACTTTCCTGAAACATAAGGCATCGTATAAAACTGCCTGCCTCATTGCACAACATGGAGATTCTTATCTTCATATAGCCAACCTGTATTTGCGCAAAGCATATGGGAGATAAATAAATGAAAGAAAAACAACAAAACATAACACATAAAAAAGTAAGAGTGTTGCTAACCATTGAAAATGGTGAAGTAATTTACTCAAAACATCTGTTGGATAATGAATTCGTTGTCTGCATGGATACATTTCTGTGGATGGCAAAAAGAGCTGGCTACACGATTATTCCACCAGCAAAGGAGCAAACATTATGAATCATTCAGATTTCCGACCAGAAGTTACGCCACATGGCATAAAAATTGGCAATACAACCATTAATTTTGTTGATGCCGTACAGCGACTTAATGATGGTGAATACGACAATCCATACTGGCACGGCTTAAGAATCATGCAATGTATTGCTGAAGCCGATGATGCAGGGTTGCTGGGACGATTTTCAGTCGATATGAAGGTTGCTCAGTGGCGATGGCTGTATGTGACTACGTTTATAAATGAAGAGAAAGACAAGAACGGTACCGTTGATATCCCTAACGATAACGGAACTACAGATCACGCGGTTATTTACAAGGGCAAACATGGTTGCCTGAGTATCTACCCCGGACCACTTCGTATTGCCCTGCAAAACCACGTCGAATGGGGATTTATTGAAAAATATGGCGAAGCTGAAGGCATGGGGCGAGTTCTGTTTCTCTATCAAAAAATGCTCATCGCAGATCCTGATAATGGTTTCATTATTTCTGCTATGGGGCGCGAAGGGCTTGAACTCCTTCTGGATGAAATGATGAACGACCTGAATACTCATGGTATGCCAGAAGCGCCAGTGACACATTAAATATTAAGAAGAATATAATTCTTCCATCTTTTACCAACCGTTTATATGAAAAGCAACCGTGAATTAAACAGAGTAAAACTGATTTTAATCCTTGCCACAGTACTGACACTAACTGAAATCATTATTCTCTTTATTGCGCTGTCAGTCGGTTAAAAATATCGGGATACCACAGACCAATGAGACTGTATTTCACAATAGTAATTTTACTGGCAATTATCGCATGCATTTACGGATTACTCGTTCCGTTCCTTATATCCATGAAGGATACGATAGCAGTTATTTCTGGCTTTGCACTGGCGTTTCTGACCCCGCCCTGCATTTATGCCATTTACAAGGGTCTTTCTTTCACTAAGGATAAAAGATGAAAAAAATTATTTTTGCTTTAGCCATTGTTCTGCCGACTATTGGCCTTGTCGGTTGCGATCGCGTTGAACCAGGTAATGTTGGCATCAAGGTAAATAAACTGGGCGACGACAAAGGCGTCGGTGAGGTGGTCGGTGTTGGTCGCTACTGGACTGGCTGGAATACTGAAGTTTATATCTTCCCCACCTTCAAACAAATGAAGACCTACGATGAACCGTTCAGTTTCCAGATGAGTGACGGTACAACCATCGGCTATCACATTGGCGTGGCCTACAAAGTTGATCCATCCAAAGTTACCACGGTGTTTCAGACCTACCGCAAAGGCGTGGATGACATTACCGACACTGACCTGCGCCAGAAGATCGCCGACGCACTCAACCGACTGGCCAGCAAAATGACCACTGACAAATTTATCGACGGCGGCAAGTCTGAGCTGCTGGATGAAGCTCTTAAAGACATTCAGGCAGAGATGACACCTATCGGTATTCAGGTAATGAGCCTCTCATATGTGGGTAAGCCGGAGTACCCGCCAACCGTTATCGACAGCATTAATGCCAAAGTCACGGCAAACCAGAAAACCCTGCAGCGCGAGCAGGAAGTCAAGCAACGTGAAGCGGAGGCCAACATGCTACGTGCGGAAGCTGCCGGACAGGCTGATGCCATTCGAACAAAAGCCCAGGCAGAAGCCGATGCCATTCGTTTACGCGGCGAAGCTCTACGCCAGAACCCAGGCGTCATGGAGCTGGAAGCCATCAACAAGTGGAACGGTACACTGCCGCAATACATGACCAGTGGTGCCAATACACCATTTATCCAGATTAAATAACTTATATGCCCGGCAGGCGCCGGGCTAAGGGAAATGCAGATGAACACCCAGAATACTCAACCGCAAATAATGAACTATGACCCGAATCTGACGTCATGCGGACGCATGGCAAACCAAACCGTTCGATTAACTTTCGGACTATGGGAATACCGCGAAACATTCGAAGTTACTGTCGGCGGCAATCTGACCGGACTGGATGTTATCAGTTGCGCTATTGAAAGCCTGTACGCAACGCTGCCTTATGAAGAAGTCAAGGATGAGCGCACAGGGGAAACAGATATCATGGCCACCATTAATATTGGCGAACTGATATGTCAGGATGAAGACCTGTCCGGAGAACTCTGGCTTGCCGGGATGCTTATCTCAGCAGAAATTATCAGTATTGAACCCGCTACAAACATACGGCTCTGAAGTTCTCACTATTCAGAGAGCAGGAGAAAAAATGTTTGCTTTGATTAATCAGGGACAACTGTATACCGACAGTGCCGGTTACCCGGTAAAAATTATTCGCTGCATAAATAACACCGTGTTGTACAGAAGAATGGATGGGCGAACACAATCGGTAAAAATGAACGATTTTAATGAATCGTTTGAACGGATCGATCACCAGGAATACCGACAAATTCTGGCAGAAACAGAGCAGGAAGCTCATCTGAAAAAATTACGAGCCATGAAAAGGAAGTAGCGAATGAATAAAGCGTTTGAGCTATGGGTACGCCAGCGTTACGGCAATCGTTATGACCTGACGCGAGATGTTGACGGTTTCTACTGCCGTGAAGTTGTGAAACGAATGTTTGAAGTGTGGTGCCACTGCCGTGGGCTGAGTGTTGTGTGAGGTAATACATGGGCAATGTGATTCAACTGGCTCCCAATGAATGGGTTTGTGAAAGCGTTCTTATCGCAATTACCGGGCTCAAACCTGGCACAATTCTCCGAGCCCGGAAAGAATGCTGGATGGTAGGAAGAGAGTATATTCACGTATCGCCAGACGGTAATCCAAAACCTTCCAGTGAATGTATGTATAACAGAAAAGCAATAGATGCCTGGGTCTCTTCAATGAAAAACAAACAACCTGGGTGATTTAATACCATGAAATATGTAAGCTCGTATCGCTCTTGGGCGTCTGGAGGTATCAATGGATAAAGTCAAATATCCAACAGGCGTCGAAAACCACGGCGGCACATTACGCATCTGGTTTAATTTTAAAGGTAAACGTGTCAGGGAAAATCTTGGTGTCCCTGACACTGTCAAGAACAGGAAGATCGCCGGAGAGCTGCGGACATCTGTATGTTTTGCCATTCGTACAGGAAACTTTGATTATGCTGCGCAGTTCCCTGACTCTCCTAACCTCAAGGCTTTTGGGGTAAATAAAAAAGAAATTACGGTGAAAGAACTTGAAGAAAAGTGGCTGGATCTGAAACGCATGGAAATCTCTGCAAATGCATTCAATCGCTATAAATCCGTTGCAAGAACGATGGTTCCGAAAATTGGAGATAGCAGACTGGTGTCAACGGTGACCAAAGAGGAATTGCTGTATATCAGGAAAGATTTGCTGACCGGATACCAAAATCCAACAAAAGGTAAAGCTCGAGTAAAAGGACGAAGCGTTGTCACAGTAAATTATTACATGACGACAATCGCTGGAATGTTCCAGTTTGCTGCAGATCACGGTTACTTAGAAGCAAATCCCTTCGAGAGAATTAAGCCTCTTAAAAAAGCCAGGGCAGAGCCAGATCCGCTAACTCGTGACGAATTTATTCGCCTGATAGATGCTTGCCGGCATCAGCAGACAAAAAACCTGTGGTCATTGGCTGTGTACACAGGAATGCGTCATGGTGAACTGGTCTCCCTGGCCTGGGAAGATATCGATCTGAAAGCAGGAACAATTACTATCAGGCGCAATTATACGAAACTCGGTGAGTTCACTCTACCTAAAACTGAAGCAAGTACAAACAGGGTTGTGCATCTTATCCAGCCCGCTATCAGTGTCCTGAAAAATCAGGCTGAAATGACAAGACTGGGTAAGCAGCACCACATCAAGGTGCAACTACGTGAATATGGACGTTCAGTGAATCATGAATGTACTTTCGTATTTAACCCCCAGGTGGTTAGAAAAAGCAAACAGGTAGGTTTTATCTACAAGGTAGATTCCATTGGCGACTCATGGGAAACAGCCATTAAGCGTGCTGGCATCAGGTATCGAAAGGCATACCAGTCACGACACACTTATGCGTGCTGGTCATTATCTGCCGGAGCAAATCCAAGCTTCATTGCCAGCCAGATGGGCCATGCAAGTGCCCAGATGGTGTTCAATGTATACGGAGCATGGATGACTGACAGCAATGCAGAACAGATCGCCATGCTGAATCAGAAGCTGGCAGATTATGTCCCAATGATGTCCCATAGTCACCAAAGTGACACAAGAGGTCTATTAAAATCAGTAAGTTAG